GGACGACTCGGCGGCCTTGGCTTTCTTTTCCCAGAACTTAGGCCAAGCGGTGACGAGGACGAACTGAGAGAAGCGGTCAATCTGATCGCAGAAGTAATCTTCGCTCGAGGTCATCTTGCCGAGATACCAGGAGTCCTTCCACGTCATCTTGTCGATGCGCTCACCAGAGCAAATCTTGACGGCCACCAGCAGGGCGAGCGGACGGATGCCTGCGTCGGAACGGAGCAGGGGGCTTTCGGCTGCTTCCAGTTGCACCCGGTGAAGCAGGCAGAAAGGGGAAACAAAACGGCCCAGGAGCTTGGTCATCCCTGGGTCCGTGAAGGCCGATGTGAATCGGCGGTCCATGTGGTTAGTTAATCGCCTCGTAGCCGACGGCGGTGACGGTCACGGCGGAGAAGCCGCGGTTCGAGCCCTTGTCGCTGACCTTGGTAACCCAGCCAGAGAAGGAGGTCGAAGCAGAGCCGTCGGTGTAGGACGAAGCCGTGTTGACCGTCAGGGTAAAATTAGAACCAAGCTGCGGGATGGATTCGGTCTTCGCGATGAGCTCGACTGAAATCTGGGTTCGCCTATCGTCACCCCTCCAAGTAACGGTCAAACCCTCTTCGTCCGTGATGGTGGCCTCGCTGGAGAACTCACCGTCGTTGGTGTAGGACTGGACCACAGCGTTTGCCACGGTCGAACCGGGAATGCCATAGATTGCGGTGACCCCTTTGACGATTGCAGCCATATACCTATTGTTTCCGAGGTAAGGTTAGCCTCCCGGGTTCACGACCACCAGGACATCGTAGACCATGACGGACGCCCAAGAGCGCTCGTTGACCCCCTCGTCTTCCGACAGGGGGGTGACGTCATAGCAGTGGGCATCCCCTTGCGCGGTGAAGGCGGCCTGAATGGCCTCCACGTCCTGCATGGCCCCGGCGATGGCGGCACATCGGGCGCGGTGATCCGTCAGGGTCACGTCGTCGGCGGAGTCGAACAGGGTCACGCGGACCGAGCAGTCGTAGTTGCCCAAGCCGTCAGGCAGGTCGTTAGGAGTCCGGGCCGAGTCGCAGAGGACGATGGCCTTCGGCAGCACGTTCGTGTCGGCGCTGTCCCCCTTGTAGATGTTGACCCCGGTCAGTTCGACCTGGGCGGAGAGGTAGGAGGCCACGGCGGCTTCCACGATATGGCGGGCAGATTTGGTTCCCATAGAGTTATTTGTTCTTACGATTGTTAGATTGTTGGATGGTCTTCTCAAGCCTTGCGAGCACGGCGGCGCGCATTTGTTTGACGCGGTTGCCGTAGACCAGGTTCTCGGTTCCGGCTTCGCTGGCCACTTGGTTGATGTTTCCGATCAGGTTCATCACGGTCATCGAGACGAAGCCAGGGCTCCGGCTTGCGCTGAACACGCCTTGTGCGGACCGTTTGTTTGAGTCCACCCAAGGGGCGTTATAGACCCCGAAGTTGCGTTCGACGCCCTTCTTGGTCACGGGCTTGGGGACCTGTTGCATCACCGCCGCCCAGCCGGCCTTGACGCGGCCCACCTTCTGCTGCCGTTCCGCGATGTAAGCTTCCAGCATCTGCTGGGTGGGGATGAAGTATTGAGGCCCGCCGACGGGTTGGTTGCGCTTCCATCGTCCGCCCACGGCGTTCTTGTATTTGTCGTGGATGGGCCTGGGGTTCTGAGCCACGCCAGCCACAGGGGCCACGCGCCCGAAGATGTTGGCCTTGGCAAGGTAGTTCTTTGCCTTGGCCTGGGAACGCTGCCAGTCCGTGTCATCCATAATCTTACGCATGACCGGGGATAGCGAGTTGATGCGGGACTCCGTCACGTTCTGGTGCAGTTGGAAGAACGTCTGCGTGTCGTTGCCCTTTACCGCGTTGATAATCTGACGGAGGAAGACCGTCCGGCCTTTGACCGGGGCATCCTCAGGGATGAAGATTCGGCGCACGTCATTCCCCAGCTTGTTCATGCCTGCCTTATGGGCGGCTACGCTCAGGCCACGGCCCCCGCCCTTGGGCATAGGGGGGGTGAAGGTCATGGCGTCCCGGCACATCAGCCTGATCTGCTGGCGGGTGACCATCTCCATGTCCAACTTCAGCTCATCGACAAAGTGCCTCAGCGTCGCGTTGAAGTCCGCAAGGCTGGCCGGGTCGATGGCCGTCTTCTTGGCCATTACTGGTTATCGTCGATGCAGTTGAGCTCGATGACCGCCGAGCCCTGCTTGTAGGACTGGCCCTTGACCCGGAGGACCTGCCCGTTGACCGTCAGTTTCTTGCCAGGGGCTAGGGTGGCCACAGGGACGCCAGCGGAGATGGTGGCTACCTGACCTCCAACCCGGCCATCAGAAGCCGTCCAAGGGGCCGTAGCGGCGGCGAAACGCACCGTCCACATCTTCTCCTCGGTGAAGCCCCCCGCGTCGAACTTGGGGGTGTTCATGGGGGAGGACAGGCCGACGAGGAACAGGTTGGCCCCGACCGTAGCCGGGACGCCGATGTCTGCCAGGATGGATTGATAGTCAGAAAGGAAGCCGGAGTAGATGCTCATCGAAGGGTGGGTAGGGATTTAGGGATACAAAAAAGCCCCCATCGCTGGGGGCTGTTTCAGGACTCAGCCCCGATTAGGGGTTGTAGACCGAGGCGATGGTGCCGTCCGTGATCGCCTTGTTCGCACCGAACATCAGTTCCATGGAGCCGATGAGGTTGCGGGTGCTCTTGTCAGCCCAGACGTTGTAGTAGACCGAGATGCCGAGACCTTCGATCGGGACGACTTCGCGGACGAGGAAGTCGTTGCCGACGGAGTCGAGGTCCGGGGCAGCGGCGGCCATCGCGATGGCTTCCGAGGAGCAGGCGAAACCAGCGAGCTTCGCTTCGGAGGGGAAGTGGGAAGCGTAGAACACGCCGCCGTCGAAACCGTACGCACCAGCGGAGAGCGGGAGGGAGGTCGTGGAGGTCGGGATGAGCTGGGAGTAGATGCCCGGGTTCACGATGAGGGTCTTGCGACCGGCCTTCGAGACGCCGGCCCAGAGAGCCTTCAGCTGAGCGGAGCCAGGGGTGACAGCCGAGTCAGCGGCGGTGACCGTGGCGGCGCCGAAGTTGGCGACGGTGATAGGAGCGGTAGCGGCGGCCCAGATGGAGTCGGCCAGCTTGTCCATGTTGATCTTCAGAATCTTCTCCAGCTTGATACCGTTCTGGATATCAGCGTAGGAGAGACCGAAGGGCTGGTAGAGGTGGGCGAGCGTGACGGCGGTCGCGCCGAGGGTGCTGTCGCCGATGCTGTTGAACGCGGTCGGGTTGGTCAGCGTGGTGCTGCCAGCGGTGGAGAGAGCCACCTGGACGACGTCCTTCGGGCGCTTCACGTCCGAGGAGAAGTCGGAGGCGAAGTTGCCGAGGGCGGCGAGGCGGTTCGAGAGGGAGGTGAGGCTGAGCTCGGCGACGGTATCGACGATCAGAGCGCTGTTGATGGTGTTAGGCATGGGTAGCTAGTGGAGGGTTAAGGGGGGAGAAATTATTTGGAGAAGAGGACGGCCTTGTGCTTCTTGAGGAAGGCACGGCGCTCAGGACCGGCAGGCATCGCGGCGTACTGCTCGGCGATGGAACCGACGGCGGCGGCGGCGACCGGGGCGGCGACAGGCTCGACACCAGAGGCGGCGAGGATGTTCGCGGCTTCGACGGAGGCGGTGGCCTTGGAGGCTTCGAGCTCGGCGACCTTGGCGTTGGCCTCGGCGAGAGCGGCTTCCAGTTCCTGAACCTTCTGGTCCTTGGCGGCGGCCTCGACCTTAGCGCGTCGAGTTCGGCGGACACGTTGACGACAGAGGCTTCGACCGTCTTGCGGAGATCGTCGCGTTCAGCGGTGAGGGAGACGACAGCGGCCTCGGCGGCCTTGAAGCGTTCTTCGATGGTCATATACTATTGCGTAGGGGGTAAGGTTAAGCGGCCTGCTCGAACGCGGCCAGGGCTTCGGCAAAGGACGAAGCCAAGCCGGTGATGAGGTTCTTGGCGGCGGCTTCTCGGCCCGTGAAAATCTGGCCTTCCATATCGGCGCGGTTGGCGAGCGAGCGGGTGCGGAGGACGGTCTGCTTGAACTCTTCGTGCATGGCCTCGACGGCCTTCTGCTCGAGGTCACGCATCTCTTCCGTGTATCCTTCGCCGGCGATGTTCGGGGCTTTGTATTTGCCCGCACGGAACACCTCGACCTTGAGGCCCATGTTCTTGAACGCCTCGTCGTAGGACTCGTCCACGCTGATCACGCCAATCGAGCCCACCATAGCGGAGGGGCTGGCGATAACGTAGTCGGCCTGCGAGCCGGTGTAGTATGCGCCGGAGGCCATCAGCTTCTTGGCGTAGGACATGGTCGGCAGCGGGATGCTGGCAATCTTGTCGGCGAGTTCGGGCGTGCCGACGACCGTGCCGCCAGGGGAATCAATCTCGAAGGCGATGCGCTGGACCGCAGGGTTGGCGAGCATCTCGTCGATCTGCTCGCTGACTTCGGTCATGTCCATGGCCCCGGTGAGTTTCTCGAACTTGGTCAGGCCGACCCCTAGGAAACCCTGCAGCGGGATGACCGCCGTGCCGCCCTGCGTGACGTAGGGCTTCGCGACAGGGTTGAAGAACATATCCAGCACGCTGTCCACGACGCCGTATTTCTCGGCATACTTCATGTGGTTCGCGGCCTTGATGGGGTCGCAGAGCAGGGGCTCGCGCCCGGACAGTCCGTTGATTAAGCACTTCATGGGTTAGAGGGTTCGGGAGGGGGAGGGAGGTCGAGGTTGTCGGCGACGTCTTCTGGGGTCTGGCTCGCGGCCTGACCCTGTTGCAGCCAGTTGAAGGAGCCCTTATAAAGCATCCAGACCGGGAGGTTCTTCTCCTTGGCCTTGGCAACAATCTTCTCCATCTCGGTGGCGCGGGCGTCGAGCACCTCGTCAAAGGTCATGCTCTTCTTGGCGAGGATGGCCTGCTGGGTCGTGAGGCACATCTCAAGGTCGGCGCGGTCCTGTGCGGCTTCGCGGCCAGCGTCAACGGTGACGTCGCGGGGCGTGATCCAAATCTTGCGGTTGAAGTCTGGGTCGTCAGGGATGAGTCCCTTCTTGATGCCGTCGGCGATGACGTAGTCGTACACGATACTGCACCCTTTCTCCACCAGCAGGTTCTGC